GCAGTACCTTGGCCCTCCGTATGTGTGGGGCACAACGCTGCTTGGGGATAACGTGTCAATTGCAGGGCCAAACGCCGCTGCACTGGCGTCTGGGGTAACTTATTGGATGGGTGTAGACAAGTTCTACAAATACGACGGGCGCGTGCAAACACAGAACTGCGATCTCCAAAAGTTTATTTACAACAACATCAACCGCGATCAGTTCGATCAGATTTTTGCCAGCACAAACGAAGGTTTCAACGAAGTTTGGTTCTTTTACTGCACGGAGCACGCTACAACCATTGATCGCTACGTTGTTTACAACTACCTTGAAAACGTCTGGTACTACGGCAGTATGTCGCGCCCTGCGTGGTTGGATACGGGGCTTATAAACTATCCTTTAGCAGCAACATTTGATCCTATAACAAACACAGGAAATATTGTTTATCACGAGTACGGTGTAGACGACGGGGCAGGGGATGTTACTGTAGCGATTGAAGCGTCTATTACAACTTCGCAGTTTGATATTGGTGACGGGCACAACTTTGCGTTTGTGTGGCGTTTGTTGCCGGACGTAACATTTTTAGGGTCAACGGATGGAACCACACCAGCAATGACTATCCAACTCTTACCGCTACAGAACTCAGGTTCTGGTTACAACGTACCTAAGTCAATCGGAGGCACCAACTCCGACGCAACGCAAACTGTTACCGCAACGCAGACATACCCTATTGATTTGGATACCTACAATGGGCAACTAGATGTTCGGATTCGAGGTCGGCAGATGTCTATGAAACTAGCATCAACGCAGTTGGGGACCCAATGGCAAATGGGAGCCCCAAGAATAGATATTCGACCTGATGGAAGGCGAGGTGGGTAATGGCACAAAAAAACGTAACTGCTCCACGGCTACCGGCGGTTACACCGGAATACGATTTTGCAATGCTAAGTCAGTTGCTTAACGTGCTCCGCCTGTATTTTACCCAATTGGACAACGCTGGGCCTATCTCGGCATCGTCTCAGTTTAACGGCACGGAAGTTGTTTCTGGCTTGAGTTTTTTCCCTACGTCTGGCACATCCCCTAGCTTGCCGACGCAGGCCGACCTTGCTAACCTACGCGTTGGGGATATCTACTATGATACTTCGGCAAGTAACGTACTGAAAGTAAAAACATGAGCCTCAGAGACGACCCCCGCTATTTCCCCCAGCCTGATGTGCCCAATAACGGTAACTACGGTGGTAGCTTTGGCAGAGAGCAACTGTACTACGACTACTTACCTAGGTCTGCAGCTATCGAGGCTGCAAACGTAGCGGCGGGAGAGAAAACCTACAGCAGTGGGAAGTACACGTACAACCCGGCAACGGGCCAGTACACATGGGTCCCCGCTGGAGCCGCCGCTGCTAAACCCGGTGCCGGTGTTAACGCCGGGGCTGATATGGGTGATATTGGGGGTGGTGGTGGGCAAGATAGAGGCGATGGGCGGTCAACTGCACCGGGTGGCGGATACGGTATCCCCGGAGCTACTATGAGCGGTGGCATTAGCGGCCCGACCACAGGACTTGCATCTGGAGCAAATTCTTTAGCTGCAACCCTAGGAAATATGAGCAGCAACCGCGAGCCGGGCATAGTATCAAGAGCGTTGCGGGGAATATCAGACACACTTGCAGCAAATGTAGACCCAAGTTTTAGCCATGAGGGTCGAACAGGTCGTGGTATTGGCACCACTGATGTTACAAACGATAATACCTTTGCGATTGGGCCCACAGGACTGACCGCAATCAACGCGCCCACTGCAGAGGAATCTCAAGCTAGGATGGACGCCATTGCCCCTGCCCCTGCCCCTGCCCCTGCTCCTGCTCCTGCTCCTGATTATGGCCCATCCGGTAGTCCAGATTTTGGTAGTTTTAGTGGCGGTTTTGATAGTAGCGGTACTCCGAGTGGCGGTGATTACGCCCACGGTGGTATGGCAGGTTATGCCCAAGGTGGCCTCGGCTCCCTCGGTGGTTACTCAGACGGCGGCAGGCTGCTGCGCGGCCCCGGTGATGGTGTGTCAGACAGCATCCCAGCAACTATTGGCAGAGCAAAGCAACCTGCTCGACTTGCCGACGGTGAGTTTGTGGTTCCCGCCCGGATAGTGTCCGAACTAGGCAACGGCTCAACTGAAGCTGGCGCACGGAAACTCTACGCCATGCTTGCTCGTATTCAAGCAGGCCGTAAAAAGTCTATTGGTACAAACAAGGTGGCTGTCAATTCGCGCATGGATAAGCATCTGCCAGCATGAAAATACAGTATGTCGCCTCAGAGTGGGTGAACTATACTTGGGGCAAGGTCGAGGGGTTTATAGCTGATGCGCTGGAGCACTCCAATGGGGACTACACAGTAACGCATGCTAAGGTATTCGTAACCCAAGGTAGGTGGGCACTGATTGTTGCAGTTGATGATTCTGGTGTTATCCACGGTGCCGCGACAGTTGAGTTTTTCAATCGCCCTGATGATCGGGTTGCGTTTATTACCGCTATAGGCGGCAGGCTAGTAAGCAGTGAAGATACGTTTGAGCAGCTACGGGCCTATGCAAGGTCTATGGGTGCTACGGCTATTGAAGGTGCTGCTAGGGAATCAATTGCTAGGCTGTGGCAACGCTACGGCTTCAAAGAAAAATACCGTATTGTTGGGGTAAAGCTATGAAATTTAATAACCACGCAATGGCTATGCTGGGCATACCAGACCTCCCTCCCCGTGCGTTTATTCGTAAAGCTGATGGAGGCATCATCCCCCAAGGTGGCGGCTCCCCCGCATCTTCAAGCTCTACAACAACTACGGGTTTACCCGAATGGGCTAAAGGCTATGCACAAGACACGCTAGCCAAACAATCAGCGTTATCTGATCGTCCGTACGAAGCCTATGGAGCTAACCGCATCCAAGGGTTTACCCCTATGCAGGAGCAGGCAAAACAAAACGCTGCAAACATGGATGCTGGGCCGGAAGGATTCAGTAAGGGCATTGGTGCCTACATGTCGCCCTACCAGCAACAAGTAACGGATATTCAGAAGCGTGAGGCGGGTAGGCAGTCGGGCATTATGGGGACGATGCAACAGGCGCAGGCTGCTCAGGCAGGGGCTTTTGGTGGTTCACGTGATGCGATTATGCGGGCTGAGCGCGAACGCAATCTTGGTCAACAGATGGGGGACATTCAAGCCCGTGGGGATCAGGCGAACTTTGAGCAAGCGTCCAATCAGTTTCGTTCAGGCATCACGCAAGGTATGGATGTCAACCGGCTGCAGTCGGCCTACGGCGCACAAGAGCAGGCTATGGGGCAGCGAGGGTTGGACCAAGCATATGAAGACTACCAGAACCAGCGGGAATACCCGCAGCAGCAATTGAGCAACATGGCTAACATGATACGGGGCCTTCCAATTGGTAGTTCCGGCACTCAATACCAGACCGGTACTACAGGCTCGCCGTCATTCGGCCAGTTGTTGAGTTCTGCGGGTACTGCAGCTTACGGCTTGAGGCAGTTCTTTGCCGACGGCGGTAGCGTAGATAGCCAGCAGAACATTGAGAGCATTGTGAGCAAGTTATTGGACCCAGCACTTGACCAAGCTGAAGAAGCGGCAAAAGCCCGTGGGGACCAAGAGCAACTGCAGGCCATTCAAATGGAGAAAGCCACCCGCGCCTCTATGCGTCGTGGCCTCGCTTCCTTACCCGTAAACATGGACAAGATGCTGCCGACGGAAGAAAGCATGGCCCGTGGTGGTATTGTTGCTTTTAACGGAGCCAGCGGTAGCGAGGTTTCCGAAGATGAGGACGAAACCACTGCCTCCCCTCCTGCGGAAGGTCCGGGCAATCCTGTTGTGTACAACGAAGCACTCCAAAATCAATTGGCGCAAATAAAGGCTCTTGCTGGCTTTAAGTACAAGTCTATGGACCCGGGAGAGTACGACCGACGTATTGAAGCTCGGAGGGCTTCTTTGCTCAAAGGGGCTGGAGAAACCCCCTACGCAGGTATGCGTGAAGACGTTAAGCGCATGGAGGCAGATAGTGCCAAGAATCTGAATTACGGAAAGGGCTTAGCCGCACTCCAAGCGGCTGCAGATATGCTTCAAGGTAACGACCTGTCTCGTGGTTTAGCTGCTGGGGCTAAAACATTTGCTGGCGCTTATAGCGGGGTGCTTGAAGCTAACCAAAAAGAAAAAGATGCACGGCAACGCAAGCTGGAAAACATTGCTGATGCCGAGCGCAAAGAAAGAATGGGTCTCAATACAGCCGCTATTGCCGCTGCAGATCAAGCGCGGAAAGACCACCAAGACGAACAAAAAGCCGAAGCTGAAAAAATTAAGAATATGGGCGTGCTGTATAGCGGACTTGCTCGCTCTGCTAAACCCGGTGCGGTTAAGGCCCCGCCGCCGCTTAAAGCTGCTGAGCAAGCTATTCAGTCTGGGGTAGCAACTCGTATGGCTAGGGAGAAGCCAATGCCGGGTGAAACCTCTGATATGCAAAGGGATCGGATTACTTCCGAAGTAGCTATGAAAGTGTTAGCTATGCCAAAAACCATCAACTCCTTCAACACGGGAGAGTTCGGCGATAAACGACTAGCCGGTTTAGAGGAAGGGCAAAGTATTCTTAGGCAAGGGCAAGAAAATACTATGAGAGTAGCCGCTAGTAAAGAAGCGGCGGAAGAAATAAGGCGTCAAACATTTAATCCAAAATCTGAGTTGTATCAAGCCAAAACTCCAGAAGCGCAAAACATAATTAAGGCTAGAATACTTAACGAAAAAAGAGCCGAACTTGGTTTACCACCAACTACCGCTGCCGCTGCCTCCACCGCTGCCCCCGCTGCCCCCGCCGCTGCTAAAGCTGCTCCTGCTAAAACTGTGCCAGCTTCTCAAATCCCTGCGGGGACTACGTTTGGAAAAGTTGTACCCGGAAAAGGAACTGAGGTTCTCAAGGATGGTAAAGTTATAGGTTACGCAAATTAACTAGGCACGGTATGGCTCAGAAATTTACTTCTTTTACGCCGCTAGAAGAAGCAGCGCCTACATTTACCTCGTTTACGCCTATTGAAGAGCCAGAAGCAGGGGGAGCGCAGGGCTTATCTGCGTTCCTCCCATCCGCTACGCGTGCCACACGTGGGCTTATCTCTCTAGGCGGTGATGTGCTCCCAGCTATGCTTGGCAAAGCATTTGGCGCGGAGGACTACGCTAAAAAACAGCTAGAGGAAGCTAAAACCTACGGGGAAGAAACCGAGAAACTTTACCCCGCTGCTGTTGGCTCGTACAAGAACGTCAAGGACATTGGTACTGGGTTTACTTATGTAGTTGAAGCTGTAGGCGAGGCTATTCCGTCGCTCTTGCCGAGTCTGTTTACTGGTGGTGTTGCGGGCATAGCAGGACGCAGTGCAGTGGCTGCTGCTAAGATGGCTGCGGAAAAAGCTGCTGTGGCTCAAGCGGCTAAGGGTGCTACCGCAGAGGTAATAAAAGACGCTGCTATGAAAGCGGGCGTGGCTGCGGCTAACAAGGTAGCCCTCAAGTACCAAGCTGCTGGGGCTGTCACTGGCTCCGCTGCACAGAACGTCCCTGATGTTTTCCAGAACATCTACGAGAAGACCGGCAAGATGGACTTGGGTGCCGCCATTGTGGCGGGCGGGTTTAACGCCGCGCTAGATGCAGTGCTGCCCGTTATGCTCCTGCGAAAAGCTGGTATGGGGGGTATACCACCGGAGGCAATTGCTGCAGCTTGGTACAAGCGCATGGGTAAGGGCGCAGCAACGGGGTTTGCAACCGAGGGTGGTACTGAGGCAGTACAAGAGGCATCTAGTGCCGCAGCCGAGAAGTTTGTAGACAACAATCTTAACTTCTTCACCGAGAAAAACTTTGAGCGGTTTATTGATGCGGGCCTCAAAGGCGGCATAGGCGGCGGGGCTATTACGAGTGCTACAGACGTAGCGTTTGGTAAAGGGCCGGGGAAAAAACCACCTGCGCCAACAGGCTTTACCTCGTTCACACCGGTTACTCCGGGTACTACCGCCACCACACCCACCGCAAAACAACAGGCTCGGCAGGATGCAGTTGCGCGGCGTGCGCAGCAGCTTGAAGAGCAGAGCGGCATAACCCAAGAAGACGCCATTCAGATGGCCGAGGATGACATTGCCGCCGAGGAAGCTAAGATCGCTGGGCTCACCACGGAGGCCCCAAACACGAGAGTCAAAGCCCGTGCTACTGAGCTTATAGATAGTGGCATAGACCCCGAAGAAGCGTACGCAACAGCCCTGCAACAGGTGCAGGGGGAGATAGAGAACGATGTTCTCGCTAAGGAACAAGGTGCCCAAGATGTTACAGGAACTAAACCCGGACCAAGTGGAAAGCGCACTGCAGTGGTTAGCAAACCCGCTGCGGGAACCACCGCCGCAGGACCTGCAGCACCTACAGGAGTTGGAGTGGTTCCTCCTGCAGAGGATGTTGGACTCTCTGATGTGGGAAAAGCGGCACAACCCGCTGCAGTAAACCAAGGACAACAAACGGTTTCCGGGGGGTTAGAAAACCTTTCGACTATGGGTGCGGGGCTTACAGACAGTCTGTACGGCGCACTGTTTAACGCGCACTCAAAAGGTTCAACCCGCGTTGCTGGTATAGACGACCCCATTTTGGTTGCAGCAAAAGAAGACGGCGTGCAGTTTAATAGCCCTGATGAAATAAAGGCATACGCAAATCAGTCGGGGATGAAAGAACGCACAACTTCTATTGCACAGAAACAGCGCGTTAAGAAAATGCTTGCCGCAGGCAAAACTCCTGCAGAATTACAAGCGCAATTTCCTGACTTAAACATCAATGCGTTGATGCAAGAAGACAAAGGGACCGCTGCTTCAGCCCCAGCCCCAGCCCCAACTGAATTTACAACTTTCACGCCCGTTACAACAACGACAGAACCCAAACCCGCAAAAGCACCAAAAGCAGCTAAGGTATCGAAAGCAGCCAAGGAAATGCCGCCCCAGTTGGTTGACATAGCTGCAGCCCAAGCCGCTACCGACCCTGCGGAGATACAAAAACACCTTGCCGATATAGACGCGGAATACAAGACGTTTCTAGGTACAGACGGTAGACGCCCCAAAAAAGGTACAGACAGGTTCTTGCGTTTTGATGCGCTTAACACTGCATACCGAGAACTGAAGGCAAAGCTAGAGCCAGCGGTTGCCGAAGCTCCGGTAGCCGAAGCTCCGGTAGTTGAAGCTCCGGTAGTTGAAACCCCTGTGGAGAAAAAACAACCCGTGGTGTATGAAAAAGGGGCGTACATACCACCGGATGAAAAAGGTGGAGACCCTAAAGCAACAGCGGGGTTTAAGGTACTCGACGAAGATAACGATCTTTCGGAAGACTTAGTTGGTGCTACGCTCATAACCGGTATGAACACCGCAAGTAGAAATGCTGGTGATGGGTCTAGGTTGCTTAAAAGCATTACCGATTGGGCCGACAGTAACGGCACAACGCTAGCACTGGTCCCCGCTGCATCCCCCGATGCTGAGCTAGGCGGGTTGTCCCAAGAACAGTTGAAAGACTGGTACGCCCGAAACGGGTTTGAGGACCGCGCAGATTACATGGTGCGGGAACCCGCTGGTAAAAAAACAACCGCTGAGGAAAGAATTGCGGCGAGAGCCAAGGCTAACGTAGAAGCTAACAAAAAAGCCAAACTTGAGGCTGACAAAAAAGCCGAAGAAAAAAAAGCCAAAGCGGATAGAAGAGCCGCCGAGGAAAAAGACGAAGAGCAAGAGCAAGCTCTTAGGGATAAGGCTGAAGCTGAAGTAGACGCTGGGCCTATTGGCGAGGCACTGAGCCGTATTGATAATGGTGACCGAGTTGAGACCAAGGCTCAGCTACGCCCCTTCATGTTTAAGCTGGAAAAAAACGGCGTACTTGACGACATCAGCGATATACAAGAAGCCCTAAGTGACCGCGAGCAGAGCGCAGATGATGCGCTTGAAATCATGCGCGACCAACTTGATACCGCCCGAGAGGCGGCGATAGATGAGCGCGTTGATGAACTTAGAGAAGAGGCGGAACAGGAAGCCGAAGCCGAAGCCCCAATAGCCGAAGCCGAAGCCCCAGTAGTTGAAGCCGAAGCCCCAGTAGCCGAAGCCGAAGCTCCTGTACCACAGAAGTCAACCAGAGAACAGATGGATGACCTGATGGCCGAAATTCGGTCGCTTGACGACCAAAGAAGAGCGTTGCTTAGCAAGAATGGTCGTGCCCCAAATAAGGGCACTAACAAAGCTAAACAGTTTGAGTCGCTAGATGAGCAGCGTACCACGCTGATGCTGACTAAGTTTGTTGAGCTTGACCGCAAACTGACCGCTGAAAAAAAAGCCCAAGCCCCTACTGAAACCAAGACCGAGCCCAAGACCGAGCCCAAGACCGAGCCCAAGACCGAGCCCAAGGCCAAAGCCGAGAAGTCCGATGACTGGGCGACAATAGGCGAGCCTCTCTTTGACCAAACACAACGCCAACCGTGGAAAGTAAGGGGGGTAGAAGGTAGAGATATTGGCGCAGAACTTACTGCTGAACTTGCAGAGGAACAACAAAAACGCCGTTCGAGAGTAGAGACCGAAAGCCAAGCAAAAGCTAGGGAAAAATCAGAACGGGCTACTAAAGGCGAAATTGCAGAGGCCGCAGAAACAAAGCCTGATGAAGCTGCTAAAGCACGGGCTGGGGCGGTTGATGTTGTAGAGCGGTCGCTAGAAATTGTTGGTGCTCTCCAAGAAGTAGCTGGCTCTACAAATTTCTCTGCGGGCACAAGAACAAACGCAAGAAAATACTTAGCTGAAATTGCTCGGGCTAACAACGAAAACGAAGCCCCAGAAGGCAGCTTAGAACCAGCGTTCCTTTTCTTGGTAGACCTAGCTAGCAAACCCCGGTTCATGAGAACTGGCATCAACAAGTCGCTTCCGTCTATTGGCAAAGAGAAAGTTCAAGCCGTAGTAGACCTCGTGGCTTCCCGGTGGAAGAATGCTCCTACTGTGGTGGTTGCAGATAACATCAACGACGCTGCAGTCCCTGCCGAGCTACAAAAAGCCGACGCAGACGCCAAAGCTAAGGGGGCTACTGGCGTTCCCGCTGGTGTGTTCCACCAAGGCAAGGTCTACATCTTTGCCGACCAGATGAAGAGCACTGCTGAGACAGTGCGTACTCTGCTGCACGAATCCCTTGGGCACTATGGCTTGCGGGGTGTATTTGGGGAAGACCTGAAGCCAATTCTGCAGCTTGTGGCAAAAAACTTTAAGCCGGAGATGGCCGAAATAGCCAAGAAATACGGCCTTGATCTCAGTGTTGAGAAAAACGTACTGGAGGCTGCGGAAGAGATTCTGGCTAACCTAGCACAGACAAAGCCAACTATGGGTGTTGTGCAACGGGCGATTGCCGCAGTGCGTAGGTTCCTCCGCAAGATTGGCGTGGACGTAAAGTTATCCAACAAAGACCTGATCGCCAACTACATCATGCCTGCCCGTGCCTTTGTTGAGAACCAGCGTATTGACCGTGCAGTGGGTGGTGCACCGGGGTTTAGCCGCAAAGCCACTGACAAGTTCCTCGCGTGGTTCGGTGACAGCAAGGTGGTGGATGAGAGCGGTGAGCCGCTAGTGGTGTACCACGGCATGCCTAATGAGATGGAAGGCGGGGTATTCCGTCAGTCCAAGTACGGATCACTTGGGGAAGGTATTTACTTTACAGATGATCCCGATGCGGCGGGTAGATTTGCCACGGGGGTTCGCGGGAGTACCGCTGAAGCTAAGTTACAAGGTAGTGTAGTACCTGCGTATTTGCGTATGCAGCAGCCGTTTGACGACACCTTCTTCGTAGGCAACAAAGGGTGGCAAGAGTGGGCAGCATCAATTGTTCGTCGAGGACAGGACCCTGACTACGAGTATTGGGCAACGTCCGCGAGATGGATGGTCGGCTCTGCAGGGGAAGAAGTAAAAATTCTGAATAAGCTGCACAGCAAGCTCATGGCGGGTAAAGCCACATTGAACGACTTGTTGTTTGCATTCAAAAACTCAGAGACCCCGTGGGGTAAGCAAATCTTGGAGGCAGTCAAGAAGCAGGGTGCGTTCGACGGGGTTATTCTTAAAGGTAGCAATAAGGGGTTCAACGAGTACGTTGTATTCAACCCCAACCAAATCAAATCCGCCATAGGCAACAACGGCGAGTACAGCCTGAGCAACGACGACATCCGCTTTAGCCGTACCACCGAAGAAGAGGACCTGACTCCAGAGCAATCCAAAATACTTGCGGACACCATACGCACTCAGGAGGAGATCGACAAGGCTGTAGCTAAGGCGAAGTTCAAGTTTGAGGAGTCTGCTAAAGCGCAGAAAGCAGCCAAGGGTGTGTCGATGCTGCAGATGGCTACGAACCCCCGCAAGGTCATCCCGGCGATGCGGGACTTGTGGAAACGTGCTACGTCAGCGCAGCGCAACCTACTCGTAAAAATTCCACCGACTAGCTTCTTGGTTGACTGGGCTGGCAATGCTGTACCTGAGCTTCAGAATACGTACAAGCTGATGCAGCGTATGGGTGGCATGACTGAGCAACTGCTGAACGCTGCGGGTGAACTGACTGCCGAAGTACAGCGAGCATTTCAAGCAGACCCAACCCTACGTGGTAAGCTAGACGAACTAACATCTGTAGCTACGCTGGCAGAGGTAGACCCCGGAATGGTCGATACCGTAGATCGCAACGATGCGCTGGACAAGGCGTGGAAAGATTTAAAGCCAGAAGGTCAGAAGGTATACCTGCGCATCCGCGACCATTTCAATGTGCTGTCCAAGTACCTGTCCAAGCTACTTGACGATCAGGTCAACTCGCTGAACATTGATGCGGAAGCTAAAGCCAACATCATGAAGAAGATCAGAGCTACTTTTGAGAAAGGTAGTCGGATCAACCCATACTTCCCGTTGGTGCGGGAAGGTGACTTCTGGTTGTCTATGAACCCCAGCAAATCCAAGAATGCTGCGGATTACGTATTCTTCATGGGTGAGACGGCAGCGGAGCGGGATAGAGTGGCCCGAGAGTTTGCTTCAGAACAGATCAAGCGCAAGGATGGCGAGTCTGAAGCAGCGTTCGAGAAGCGTATTGACGACAAGCTGGGTGAGCTATATGCAGATTCAGTGTTTGAGTATGGCGATGACGTTGCGTCCTTGCGTGCAAAGACGTACTCTCAAGGTGAGGGCAAAATGCTCACCGGGGTGTTTGCCGCAATCGACAGCGCAAACTTTACTGACCCTGAAGCTGCTGGTATCCTGAAAGACGCTATCTACCAGACGTTTCTGGAGACCATGCCCGATCAAGTTTTCCGCAAGCAATTTATTCACCGTAAGGGTGTTGCTGGCTTCCGGGTCGATGTGCTGCAGAACACGGCGCATTTATCTGCACGTATGGCTACTCAGCTTGCCCGGATCAAATACTCCCCACTGCTCCGCAATTCGTTGTCGGCAGCAAAAGACTCTATCCGGGGTCGCCCAGCATTCGAGCCGTTTGTAGCCGAGATGGCTAAGCGGGTGGACTCTTCTCTTGCACCTAAGGCAAAATCTACAGCCGAAGCTGTGGCCGGTGGCCTTAACAAGGCGGCGTTCATCTACTACCTAAGCGGTGCATCCTCCGCACTGCTGCAACCGCTAAGCGTTTTTCAGTTTGGCTTGCCGGTGTTGGCCCGCTACGGAGCGTTCAATGCTGTAAAAGAAGTGGGCAGTATGCTCAAAATATGGTCGCAAGTTGGTGTGTACAAAACCAATGCCGATGGGTCTAAATCTTGGGTCGCCCCGTCAATACTTTACTCCAACGATCTGACCCCACTAGAGCGCAAGGCGTACCGAGCAGCGGCAGAACGAGGGCTATTTACCTCTACACAGACTTCCACCGTGTTTGAGTCCAAGGCTACGCCGACTGAGAAACTTAAAGGCCCCAAAGAGAAGTTTGTTCGGGGTACTGTGGATGCCCTAGTGCTTGGTGGCCTGATGAACTCATCAGAGCGCATTTCTAGGGAGATGCTGTGGAAAGGGTCGTTTAGGCTAAACATGAAAGAGCACGGTAATTATGAACGTGCTGTAAACCAGTCTGTTACGGATACCAACGAAGCCTTATTTGACTATGGGGAGAGCAATCGCCCTGCGTTTATGCGGGGGGCGGTGGGCAAGGTGGTGACTCAGTTTATGATGTTCCCCCTGAATGTAACGATGTTCTTGGTTAAGAATTTTAAGGAGATGATCAAGCCTATGAATGGCCGGTCTCGTGCAGAGGCCAGCTACAAGTTCTTTGGCACTATGGGTACTACATATATTCTGGCGGGTGCTGTTGGCTTGCCTATGTTTAGCACTGTCATGGGGCTCCTTGGTGCAGCGTGGGAAGAGTTGAAGGACGACGATTGGGATGAGTCCATGCGGTCAATGGGGTTTGAGGCATGGTTCACAACCACGTGGCTACACGACCAATTGGGGGAGAACAAAATAGGTGGTGTCTCGCTGTCAGACTTGTTGTTGCGCGGCCCCGTTAATGCGTTTACTGGAGTAGACATAGCTGGTCGCACCGGTATTGACCTAAAAAACCTCTGGACTCGGGATACCAAAGAACAGAAAACCATACGTGAGAGTGCTACGGCTTTTGCACTGGAGAAAGCTGGCCCTGCGGCAAACATGATTTTGTCTGTGGCTGATGGTGTTGACGCCGCCATGCAGGGGGACTACGCTAAGGCGGTCAAGAAGTGGGCACCTGCTGGCTTCCGAAACTTTATCAATGCGAATGAGCTTGCTACAGAAGGCGCAAAGGATAACAAGGGCGCACAAATAATGACCACGGATGCGTTCAGCACGGGTGTTTTGATAGCACAGACGATAGGCTTCCGATCTGACCTCCTCGCAAATACACAGTACACGGCGTTCAAAGTTATCGGGGCTCAACAAAAAATACTCAACGAGCAGACCAGACTTCTTGAGAACCTAGACAGAGAGTTCCGAAACAATAACGCTGCTGCGTACAGCAAGCAGATAGACAAGATAGCCGACTTCAACAGGCGCTACCCTAGCTTTGCAATGGACATGGATGCGATAGGCGATTCGCTTGATAAGCGTATGGAGCGCCGGGGCACTGCGTATATGGGTGTTGTGCCGACTGAGAAGAACCTAGTGTTGTTGGATGCTCTGAGGCATTCAGGCCGACGAGTGGCAGAAGCTGAACGCAAAGGCAGAGAGCAATAAAAAACCCCCGGTAAAGACCGGGGGTAAGACGGGGTTGCCGTCAAGGAGAGGCACTAGCAAAGAAGCTAGTGTACATCAAACCCTCCAGATACGCAACCCCTTTATGCCATCTTCAATCACTACTTTGATGACGACATCCATCTTCAGTCGTTCAGCTACAGTCAGTACAGATTTCTTGGCTGCTCGGTGGTCAATGCAGGGTACAAAGAACGAACACCCTTTGTGGAACTTTGACCACTTAATTTGATACGAGACTGTCTCGATCTTCATTTGCCAGCAATACGTCTACTTGCAAGAACTCAGATTTAGATGTATTAAATTTGAGCACGCGCACTGCAGGGGAGTCAACCTTCATGCCTTTAGCCATACGCTTGTTTGTGGCTTCCATGAACACCTCGTTCTTAGTCAGGTTGGCTAACAGGCTCTTGTAGTTCACCTGCCGCTCTACGCAGAAGTCCTTAAACTTCTTGGCGGAAACGTACAGGTGCTTGGTATCCGGTTCAAAGCGTACTAGCAACTCCCCCCGTGGCTCTAAAGACGGCATAGAGACTAAATTGCTCCGGGCGTCTACTTCTCCGTTGACCACCAGCGTATTGAGGATGTGCGCGTTGATGAACTCGCCAAGCGCAGATGCTGGGTTGGACACCGGGGGCTTAACATCGTGGCGCATCTCAGACAACATGCCCTTGAGCCATGCGTACACAGCGGCCATATCGTAGTCGTGTAGGCCAAGGTTTCTTGCGATCAAACCACCAGCAATGTTGCACGCTGCCTGTGCCGACCAGAAACGCTCTCGGCTAGTGAACTGCACTTCCTTGTCAATGCGGGCCTGAACCTTCTTGACTAGCTCCTTGGCCTCCTCCAAGTTGTTGACCAGCCAGCTTATGTATATCTCACCTGCATGGCCGTAGTTCTCATTGAGTTGATGGTCAAACATCTCCTTACCCACAGCCACACCAATCACATTGTTGGGCTCGATCTTGTACTCCATCAAGCGCACGGACTCACCATCGGGCGTGTTCTTGAGCATCGACAGCTTCTCGTGAAAGCTGGCGTTGGCCGACGCTAATGTCATGTTTTTCCATGAGGTGTTGTTGAGGCGCAGTGCGTTGGTTGAGCCCGTCATACGGTTCTTACCTCGACCATGACTGATGCCGTACGCCAAGTCCGAAAAGTCTAGGGGGCGCATGTTGGTGATCTCGTCGATGGTGTTGGGTAGGTTGTTCATCACCCCTAGCTGCTGCATCTTTGCGTTGAGCGTGTCCTTCTCAATCGCCATCAACTCCTTGGGTTGGCCGTAGACGCTATTGCACATACGCAAGATGGTGGACTTACCAGAGCCAGCCTCTTCGTAGATCACGTTGATGATTGCCCCGTCCAAACCAGTGAACGGCATGAGTGGTGAGCCGAATGCTGTAAGCGCTGCAAACGCATGGGGCTCCATACCGGGCCGAGCGTATAGGTTAAACACTTCTTTCCACTTGTCGAAGGTGCCCTTAGGATGAATTTTCTCCGCAAAGAATTCTGTAGCTGTTGTCGGCGGGCTGTAGAACACCCCGTCCTTAGTGATCTCTCGATCACCCATGATGAACTTGCTGTCACCCTCTACCCATCCGAATTGTGTTCTCATAATGTCTGCTTTCTTTGAATACTGTAGGTTCTTGATGAACGTGACCACGTACACGGCCAAGTGTTCATACTGCTTGTGGTGTGCCACTACACCTTGTTGGGCTAGTGCCTTACGCAACTCATCCTTGGACGATATAGCTGCTGTCGATATCGCAAACTCTCTAACGCCGTCATGCGGTAGGTGCAGGCGAAACAAAATGACTTCTCCTACCCCGGGGTCTCTCATGCGCTTTACTACGTACAAGTCGTGCTCATAGACCATCTCAGGGTCTGCTTCATCCTCCATCGGCTTCCTGTAGACACCACCGTTCTTACCCCGAAAAAATGGGAATGGGTACTCAGGTATGGTTACAGTCTCCACCCCCTCCTTGGTCTCTACGGTCACTTCGTTGTCGGCGTCATTAGCCTCCTCTATCTCGACACCAAGCACGATGGGGGACTTGATCTTCCCCTTGTGCTGACAGTCGGTGCACCCTGATGGGTTTAACTTTTCAAACGTGGTGCAGCGGTGTGGACCCCCGTGCTTCACAATCTGCTCTACCTTGCGCTCTACCTCGTCAGGGTCGTAGCCCGGATGGTTACTCGATAGCTTGTGTGCTGCCTTGTCCTTGTCAATACAAAACGCAGCAATGGATAATGCCGACCTCCACAACGGCTCGTCTATATCTGCTTGGTTCTCAAAGCAATGGAGCAACTGTGCACAGCCGACTCCGTTTGCTGACTTCAGCATGATGGTCTTAAACCGCTTGATCTTGTTGCCCAGCAATGCTTCCATCATTGGGCTCATGGCACGGGGGATAAAGTCAGGCTTTTCTTCCTTGGGTTCTGCTGCTCCTAGTAGTTCTTTTAGTTTTGCATAAGGTATGCGAGCACTGCGCTCGTTAAGCACAGTGACAGGTTGGGGGTCGGACTGCTTGAAGTTAAAAGTACCGGGTATGCGGAGGATGCGCGATGCCTCAAACACCGACGAGTCCACTATGAAGCCTTGCTCTGTGCAAAGCTCTCGGAGTCGTTCGGCGAGTGGCTCCCACTCTGCGCGGGAGACTGTCTCAGCAAGCAGCCAGTAGGCATGAATCCCGTAGCCAGAACTCACCAAGATGGGTCGAGGTAGGCTAACAGCTACACAAAACTTCTGGAACTCGCTAAGCCCTGTTGCTTGGTCGATGTAGCCCTTGATAACGCCCTTCTCATCTGGTGCTGCCTTCGTGGGGCCGCAGTCAATGTCCATCCATAGCGCACGGAAGTACGTGGCGTTGGCGTGCGTGCGATTGTTCAGGGGGCCGTACTTGGCGCAACCAAAATACGTATCTACACCGTTGGCTACAAACCGCTCGGCTATCGCGTTAAGCTCTTCCCTAGTATCTACAAACTTCTGATCTGGGTACCGTCCAATCCCCATCACGCAGTACCGCCCTTCTGTAGGTAGTACAGCGTCAAGTAGGTCAAAGTCAGGCATGGTGTTTGCGGTTTTTGAGTGCGTGCAGGTACTTGCCAATTTTGTCAGAGTGACTAGCGCTGGGAGTCACTGACCCCCAGAACCAGTTGTAGACGGTGGCCCGACTTACGCCAAGCCTATCCGCTACGTCTTTGACAGATATACCAAGTGCGATGCAACGACTGCCCAGATACACGCCAATCGAGCCATCGTCTGCATTGGTGTTTGCGTCAACTAGCCGCTGGCTGTATCCGTAGCTCATAGACTACTCCTCGTCACTCCATGCGGCGAGCACAGAACCCAAGTCACGCTTAGCCGTAGGCGCGGGGGGCTCAACCTTTTTGCTTTCGCGTTTGGTGGGCTCGGCGACCTCCTCGGTTTCAGTGACGCGCCCCCGACCTTCGCTAACAGCGTGCGCCAGTTCAGCGTTTACTTTGGGGCTAGTGCCGGTCACTTTGTCTCGCGCCATATTTGGTGCTCCCAACTTAGCAAACCCGTCTGTCCGCGCTTGAAACGAAGTCATGGTAATCATCTTATGCACCTCGGGGGTGTCGCCAACCTTGGTAATCACATCGTATTGGTGGCGCTTGATGTGCTCCACAGCAGAAAACAGGATCGACTGGTTGTCGTTGTTTTCGTTGAAGCTCAGCTTGGTGATGTACCAGTCAAGGCTCTTGCCGTTGTTGCCCAGATACTTGACATAGCCCTCAAACATATGAGCAGTGGGGGTTGGGCTGTCACCAAACAAAGACTTGGATGCCAAGTTCATCTGATAGACCGAGCCCTCAAGCGCGGTGTCAAAGTCGTCTTCAAGCAGCACGGCAATGCGGCGGGTGTAGCGGCAAGCCTTAGAGTTACCTTGGCCTGAGCCCTTGATGTTCTGAGGGCAGGAGTCGCAGCGGTCAGCTTGCCTATTTTCAGACCCAACGTCGGGGACGTTGCCATCGTTGGAGAAACAATCGGGGGATACCGGCTTAGCATCAGGAGTCCACTGCGATGTGTAAAAGACGCGCCCAACTTTGGGGGACGAGTTGACAATGATGACGTTCAGGTCACCCTTGATTTTGCCCATCTCCTTGCCGCCGACTTCCTTGCGGAAGATGCCGTTCTTGGGCACGATGCGCTTGATGCCCGTGTTGCCCATGAGGGACTTGGTAAGCTCGCTGACCCCGCTAGATTGCAGGAAGTCGGGGAGGTCTTGGTCGATAACTGTAATGTTGTTCATTTGGTTTCTTTCGTTAATTTCATTTTGCTTTACGGACTACCACGGTGTACTCACTCTCGACATTCAGACCCATAGGCAGAAGGTCAGGATTCTCAACAAGAAATTCCTTCATGTTTGTCTGATGAAGTCGTTTCTCTAACAGGCCAAATGCACCTTGCTCTCTAATAAAGGTGTACATCGAATCCCAATCGTTCGTCCAGTACCGTGACTTAACCGAGCGAATGATTGTGCCGTATGGGGTCTTGATGCTACTTGCGTTCAACTCTTTACATGCGTCAAGCATGTTGGTTTCCAGCAGGTCCATCTGCTCTTGCAGAACAGAGTCATTCGTAGCGAACTCCGTTTTTAGCACAGCCCGAGCGTCACGAATCTTGAGGTAGACGTTAGCTAGCGCGGCCAAGTTTGGGGGGCTCTTATCCTCTGAAATTTCTTCAGTCATCTAATACTCCTGATGGTTGGTGGGGGTGTAGGCTACCTGCCTACGGAACTGACTATAACACAAGATTGTACATTGTCAAACGATTTATAAAGAAATTTCTTGATGGTACAGATCAATGATTTTTTGGTGGTTGCCTATGTTGTTGCGCAGGAGGGAGTAGACCTTGGCTTCTACCGGACTCCCTGATATGTGCACGATGGTCATGTTGTTCTTCTGGCCGGGGCGGTCAATGCGTGCGTTGGCTTGTAGGTATGTCTCTACGCTGGTGCAGGGAGCGTACCAGATGATAGTGTCGGCGGCGGTTAGGGTTAACCCGTGCGCTGCGGCTTGTGGCTGGATGATGAGCACCTTGATGGTCGGCTGCTCTTGGAAGCTCTTAACGATGTCACTACGTTGGTTGAGGTTGACAGCACCGTTGATGACCGCGCACGTGATGTGTTGCTTTTCAAGGTGCTTCTTTAACAGGTCGATGGTATGTGTAAACGGAACGAACACGAGCACCTTGTGGCTCGACTCGTCGATGATCTCCTGCACCACGTTCAGCCGGTTGCTAACATCGAACTCAATCACCTCGCGGTTGTCTGTGTACACCGACCCACATGAAATCTGCAGCAGCTTGCTCACCTGCACGGCGGCGTTGACTGCGGTAATCTCCTCCCCTGCGGCCTCGATGAGCATCTGCTTTTTTAGGATGCCATAAAACTTTTGTTGCTGCGGGGTAAGTGGTGCGTCACGGTCTACGAAAGTAATTGGTGGCAGATCAAGGCACTGGGCTTTCTCAAACCGAATTGCTGGCTGAAGTATCTTGTGCACAGTAGCCTGTGCGCTAGGTTTGGGCACCCACCGATACAAGCTCACTTTGTTCATTACCGTATCCTTGAACTGCCCAAAGAACGGCGACACTGAAGTGGGGTTGACGAGCTTTGCCAGCCCGTAAGCATCGGCGGGAGACTGCGCTGCTGGCGTACCAGTAAGCATCCACAAGCCCTTGATTACTTTGTTGAGGTCTCGCAGTGCCTTCCACCTGTCTGTCTGCGCGTTCTTGTACGCTGACGCCTCATCGACTACGATCAAGTCGAACCCACCAGCAAGTAGTTCCTCTTTGACAACCGCGACCCCATCGTAATTTATTACAACGAACTCGGCACCGCTTTTGACGATCTCCTTTCGCTTGGCTGCACTACCGTAAGCAACAGCAACAGTTCGGTGAATTGCAAACTTGAACAAGTCAGCCTGCCAAGCGGCCTTCATGATGGACAAAGGGCATACCACTAACACACGCTTCACCGCCCTGATGCTCATCAAGTAATCGACTGCCCAGATCACTGATGCAGTCTTGCCGGTGCCCTGCTCGTTGAAGCAAAACGCCTTGCGGTTGGAAATCAAAAACTCTGATGTGACCTTTTGATGGTCGAATGGCTCAAACCCATGTGGTCGGGGCCACCCATATTCTGATAAATTCATTTTTTCTTTGGTTTGTTGACCTTGACTGTGTGGTCGGAGTTGCGGGTAAAAGAACGGTTGGCACTCGGCGACTTGAGCTTTAAGTTGCTCGGCGCATTGGTGCCGCCTTTGCTCAGGGGGATTGAGTGGTCGATGTCCTTACCTGTGCGGTCAACACCCTTAGCGTCCATCTCGTCACGGGCTTTCTGTCGCACCGCACGGGTAGGGGCTTCGCCTCGCTCAACTTGCTGGGCGTACTCTTTTTTGTACGGGCGGGGTTTGTTTACGTAAGGCATGATTAGTCCTTTGTGATTGCTGATATCTCGGCATTTTCCCATAGCGGCTTGCGGCCTTCTTCCTCGATCCCGCGCAACATCTTACCGACTGATACGGCAACCTCTAGCATCATGGCTGATTTGTGTTGAGCGTAATTTGCTTCTATAGCCTTGTCCACGATCTTGTGCACAATGGTGCCCAGCACTTCGGTTACTCGGCGCTTTAGCTCACCCTCAAGGATGAGAGCGGTATCAGTTTCTTGGTTGGTCATCTGATTCATGTTTACTCTAGTGTTGCTTTAAGTTTTAATGCGTGCACAAGGTCAGCTAAACCGTGCAAGATATCGCCGCCTTCCCATGCGCCAGCAATTTTGATGCGAACTGTGTGCGCATCTTCTACTGCAAAAACACGTTCTGGCGATACGCCGTCCCCGGCCAAAATGGTAATTTCCATTAGCTGTGCAAAACCGGAAGGAGTCTCAAACTCAAGCTCTATGATCTCGCTGTTTCCATTACCTTCCTCATCAACCACAGCACGTACCGCGCCATAGTAGCTTTGCTCTTTATCGTAGTCTCTTGAATTAAACTTCATATCAACTCCTGTTGTACTCGCAGTCTTTCACCGCGCAGAATTTGCACAGCGGCCCACTAACGGGGTTCCACACCCCGCTCTTTATTGCTGCTTCGATACGCGCAACGTCTACTGCGGACTTGTCCATGTAGGTGTCCTTGAACTCAACTAGCTGCTCGGCCTTGACGAACTCTTTGGACACTACAAAAATCAAAGCGGACTTGACCTTCTTGATCTCCGGGAACTTGGCAAACAGGCCACAGGCTACAAGGTCAAGCTGCTTTTTGTCCGCGTATCTTGCGTTCTTGCTTGTCTTGTAGTCCACGGAGTGGGCTACCCCTGTCGTTCGATTGATAACCACCAAGTCGGCAATGCCATGCCACCACACATCAGGCGCATGGAAGTCACACGCCTTCAGGTCTTTGGTTAGGCCCAGCTTCACCTCGACTAGCTTCTCGCCGGGGATTGCTTTGAGGATATCCAGCACCTCTTGCATGTACTCAAACTGCGGCGGTACCGGTGTGCCCTTGCTGATGTAGTCCTCGGCTACAGTGTGTGCAGCCTTACCGTATAGCGTAGCCGTTGTGTCCGGGTCACGTACAGCGTCCGGGGCAATCTTAGCGTGGTAGTACTTGCGTGGGCACTGCTGGAAGGTCTTCAGCGAACTGAACGACCAGACGATTGGTTTAACAGTCTCCATAGCTATCTCCATATCCAGATTCACAGTTGAGGGGTAGTTCCAGCGCCCATTTGGGTCTGAGCCGCATACACAACTCAACGTACTCCTTGGCTGTTTCAGCCTCGGCTTTAGGGGCTACGACAGCAATCGCATCGTGCACGGTCATGACCACCCGATACTTCTTCGCCACCATGAGCATCTGCTCACCTATGACGATGCGGGCTAGCGCCTGACACACGTTCTCTATCACCTTACCACCGTATATGCGGTTGGGGATAACTGTTTTGCCCTTCTTGGTGTCGTACACAACTTCGACCTTGCCTGTCTTCTCGTCCTCGCGTAGGCGCAAGTTTGGGTAGCGTAGGTATAGCCCATTGGGTAGCTTGATGCCGCTGGCCCCGTCCACCTCCAACACCTTATCGCGGCCAAAACTTGTTTGCTGGTTCTGTAGTATTGCTTTAAGTACGTCAGCAGCAGAAGCCCACAGCCTAACAATGTTAGGGTAGGTAGCCCGGTAGGTATCAATGATTCGCTTGGCCTCGTCTAACTCAACGTCAACGCCAAAGTTTTTCAGTTGCAGCTTGAACTTTGCTGCGCCCATGCCATAGCCTGCACCGAGAATTGTGGTCTTACCCACAAAGCGTTCACGCTCGTCAGCCTTGGTAATCTGGCGTCCGTAGATGGCTGACGCCATGATGCAGTACACATCCTCGCCCTTATCAAATGCTTCAACCAAGTCATTCTGCCCAGCTAGCCATGCCAGCGTACGGGCTTCGATCTGGGATGAGTCTGAGTCCAACACAACGTACCCATCGGGGGCAATGATGGAATACTTCAGCGGGGATTTGCGTGGCAGGTTCTGCAGGTTGAGCTTGTCGTCACCGCCCCATCGGCCTGTGTGTGCAGCGTAGTAGCGGAGGGGAACTGGCATAGAACCGCGTTTGGCGATCCCAATAAACCTCTCAGTCCGTGTCTCCTCGATGGTTGACTTGACCCCAAGCCGCGCAGCGACGATGGCCTGCACGGTCACGTTGTCATGCTCAAGTAACGCCTTGAACTCCTCATCGGTCTTAGCAAATGCGTAGGTCTGTTTGCCGTTAGTTGGGCTAATCTTCATGGGCGCAACCACACCCAAGCCTTCAAGCACCTTCGCAAGCTGCTGGTTACTCATCAACTGATCCTTGTCGATCAGCATCCTGCTTAGCAACTCCTGCTTCTTGCGCCTAACCTCACCCAAGTGCACGGTCAGAATCCCCTCGTCCAACTGCAGCACGGGCTCAGAGAACATGCGTATGGTCAGGTCAATCAATCGCAACTCACTCGGCGGGAAACCCTCGGCCATTTTTTGGAACAGGGCATAGGTTATGGCCGTGTCGTTGCAGCAGTACTTGCCGTACTCTGCTAGCTGCTCCTTAGGAAAGTCCTTACGGCGCAGCCCCTTCGCCATGACAACCTCGGTGCCTTTAGTGCCCACCCCATAGTGCTTTGCAAGTACAGCCAAGCTACCACCGACCTCAGTGCCGTGCAGCGCACGGCCCATCGACAACGTGTCCAACCAGCCCTTCGGCTTGATACCAAATACCCACGTAAGGATAGACGCATCGAACGCAGCATTGTGAGCTAGGGCTAGGCTATTCTCCCAATCGAACTTGCGCAGGAATACAGCGGTCTGTATCATGTCCCCGGTAAACCACTCGGGCTCACCGTCATCTACCTGCACCGACACACCAACGACCTCAAACTCAAAGGAGCGCACGTACTCCTCGTTGGTCATCTTGGTGAGGCTGAACTCTTGCGAGTAGTAGGATTCGAAATCCAAAGCGAGAATTTTCATGTTTTCATCATTTGTATTAGTTGTTCTAGGTAGGCAAGTGTGTCTTCGTTGACTACCGTTGCTGTGCCGCCAGCGTCCTTGATCTGCTGGATGTTCTTATCCTGCAGTGCAGTCGTCGTGCCTTTGCCAGCCTTGGCTTCGATACCGAGGAAGTGGCCGTTGACGCAGCAGAGGAAGTCGGGGACGCCTGAGTTACCGTAGCCGGTGCCTATTGGCATAGCGTAGTAAACATTGTGGGCCTTGAGGATGCCCTTGATCTTTGCCTTGACCTTGGTCTCGGGGGTTGTTGCCATCTAACACTCCAGTCGTTTATGGAGCCTAATGTACCACAACATTTGACTTTGTACAAGTACAGACGTAAAAAAACCCGTCGAAACGGGTTGGTGTTTACCCTAACAATGTTAGGCTGCTGCGGTCTTTTCGATGCGCTGTATCTCTCGGGCAAGATACCACTGCGCCTTCTGCAAGTCCTGCAACTGATTGCCTTTGTGGTCGGCACGGGTGATGTACTTGACCACGTTGCCAATGTTGTAGGTCAGTTGCTTAGCCTCAATGAAGTCAATGGTCTCGATGCCCCCCACCTTGTAGTGGTCGGGGTGGTTTACTGGATCGCTCATTTGTCTTTGCCTTTCTCTTTTTTGACGAACGCAACAAGGGCTTCACGTATCTTCGCCTGCTTTGTGTACGGGTACTGCGTCGTGAAATAGTCCAGCACCTCATGAGGAATACGCAAGCTAACACTGACCAAGGTAGGCTTCTTGTTGGGGCCACGCCCCGTGCGCTTTTTTGGTAGTTTTAAAAACTCAATTCCGGTTGTCATAGTAGTGCCTCCGGTTGCTGTTTAAGTTTTTCTTTCTGTGCTGCCCGGTACATCTGCTCCAGCAGCTTCGGGTCTACCCGCTTGAACGGGTCGTAGAAGTTGATTGGCTTTTTCTTCCGTTTGGAAGATGTGGTCGTTGAAGCATTTCCGTTTTCTGATAACACTGTTTGTTTCCTTTCTTAGTCGTGAGTCTTTTACATCAGTCTGTGCGTTGCATATGGGACATCTCATGTGTTCTTCTTTTTCAGGGCGGCTTCGACTGTTCTGGCAAACTCAATCCACTTGCTGCCATAGACATTGTTTACATCAAACAAATCCAAAACCTCTTCTGGTGTCAACCCTACCCACGGCTTCCGGGAAACCTGCGTATCATCATCTCGCTCCAACATCTTTCTGTATATCGCCCTAGCAGTAGGCGTATCGGGCATGTTGTTGTCTTGCAGTAGCTGGCCGATTACGTCACTCATCGTTCTTCTCCTTCCAAAAACTGTACCAAAATAATTCTTTCATCCACAGGGGAATCAGCGCATAAGTTGCATTGAACCTGTCGCCGTACTTGCGGCGGTGTTTTACATAGGCGTCTTCCAATGTACCTATCGGCGGCGGTGGAATGTAGGTCTTGTAAAACTCTAAGTAGTCAATGGGTCGAGTCATGTGTTGCGCTCCTTCAGGACGGTTGAAACCTCTTTGTAAAAGCCGGTGCTGTCAAATGTTTTAGCAACCAAATTGGTGTCCGTCACTTTGTCGTAACCTGCATTGACCAACTTGCTGTGCTTCTTTATGTAAAACTGTACTTCCTCGTCAGTCAGACCCTGCCACGGGCGCTGTGCTAATTTCCACTTGACGTAGAGGGGTAATGCCGGAACATCCACAGCAGTTGGTGCTGAAATGTGTGTCGGCTTTGCCCAGTAAAAGCCCTTATGGGGGTGGTAATACGCCACCGGCTTTTGCTCTGGCGCTGCGGTTGGGCTTCTGTGCATTGACGGTTCTCCGTCTTCATCAAAATACACTTCCCGCAAACTCCATGCGCTAATCACCGGCTCCTGCTCTGGCTGTGCTACTGGCCGTGCCTTGGTATCCCCGCAGTCTTTGTAATGACACGCATCCCCGTCTTGGCAGGGGCAGCGCGGGTCTTTTCCTATGCATGTCATGTGTTTCCCCTTGCTCTAATGGCGTCAGCGTATTGCTCATCGCCGTACTCACCTTGTGCCTCGCACAGCTTCGCACAAGCCTCACGCTCTGCTTCCGCACCAGCCAAAACCCCGCAACGGTACGCCTCGGCAAGAGAAACGCGCTGGGCAAAATGCTCGTTGCTGTCTTTATCCTGCGGATACCAGTCCGTACTCATGCTTGGCTCCTTGCTCTGATGCGCTCACCAACCTCTTCGTCCCAGACATTGTGGTTGTCAAACAGCTTCGCACACGCCTCTCGTTCGGCAGCGGCAACAAGGTTGGCAAAGGCTTCAAGCCGAACACCAAAATCAAAAACGTCAATCAAGTCGTTTATGTCCCAACCAGCCTCCCGCGCCATGCGGATGATGTCATCTTTGGTCATTTAATATCTCCCTCTCAAGTGCAGCCACCGCATAGTCAATTTGCTCAAACAAGTAGTTTGGCAGTGTTGCTTTGTGAATGGACATTGCGCTTTCAATCGCCGACAGTAGGCGTAGGATTTTCAACATTTCTTGCTTAGTCATTTCTTCCCCTCAATTAAGTCGATCAGATCAACATACACAATCTCCATGCCGTATGCAATGTCTTGGTCTTTATCGCTACCTTGATAGCGCCTAACGATTCGGTCGTTGAGTTCGTTTAGGAACTCTCTCAGTTTTGGCAGGGGCTTCAAGACAAACTCGCTTGTATATCCCTGCGTGTCGTCATCGTCATCCTGCGCTCGGCGCTTGGCCTCGCGTTCGATGCGTTTGAATTCGTCTTCTTCGGTGTTCATTCTTGCCTCGCTTTCAGCATCGCGTCTGCCATTGCGTAGGCGTCACGGGCACACCCAGCCTCCATGCTCAATGGGTGCAAGTAGGAATAGGCCAACATGCCCTGCATCGCCTTCGCCGCAAAGTAATCGCGCAGGCGCATACCTGAGTCTTGGTAGTGGCACTCTTTGGATGGGTGCAAACCCGGAAACGCTGGGCCTCCTGTGTTCATTCCCATGCTCCTTCGTCAAATTTGTTTACATGCTCAAGCGCAAAGATCATTAGCTGCTTGATCACACCGGGTGTGATCTTCACATCTGATCCTTCTCCATCAACAAACCTAATCCAATCGCCGTAGACTTGCAGCTTACGTGCGTTGTCAATCTCTGCCCCGTCTGAGTTAATGTTCATATCATTGCCCAATACATAAGTCCAGCCACCGCGCCCAGAAAGACAGTCGTCATCA